GAGGAAGCTACGAACGACTGGACGCTTGGGCTGACTATGACAGCACCAAAGCCGGATGGGTATTGAGTGCGTTACTTGGGAACGAACTAAACACAAGAGTCGGCAATCTTGAGGGTGGCTCGGCTCTCACTGTCAACACGACAGGTACAGGTAATGCGATTACTTCTATAAGCAAATCAGGTACGGTAATTACAGCGAACAAAGATTTAACATTTGCGTTAGCAAGTCATACACACACCTCTCTATATGTACCTGATACGAGAGCAATTGTTTCTGTTCCAGAAAATTTACAAGGAAGATCATTACAGCTTGATTTTAAAAATAATACATCTGTCGGAAATCCCCCTATAACAGCCTCACCAACTTATTCACATATTATATCATTTGCTGGTTGGAGTGCAGCTGAGGGGACTGGAGGGTGGCCATCGCAGATGAGCATTGGGGACGGGATAGCTGTCAGGCAAGCTGTAAATGCAACAACGTGGGGAACATGGAGAAATGTATATCATACAGGTAACCTCACTTCACTATCTCAACTTACAGATAACATCGGAGTAGCAACCCATATAGCTAATAAAGCGAATCCGCACTCTGTCACCAAAGCGCAAGTAGGATTAGGGAATGTAGACAACACCTCTGATTTATTAAAGCCTATTTCAACTGCTACTCAAACGGCGCTGAATTTAAAGGCAAATTTGGCAAGTCCTACGTTTACAGGTACAGTTACCGCACCTACATTTTCAGGTGCTTTATCTGGCAATGCTACTTCGGCTACTACATTGCAAACAGCACGAACAATTTGGGGACAATCATTTAAAGGAGACGCAAATGTGAGTGGAGCGATGACAGGAGTAACAACCTTGGCAATGACAGGGGCATTAAGCGGAGCAACCACGATACAGGCGACTATTTCAGTTGCATCTCCAAAAGTAATTTTCAACGCCGCTGGCTGGTCAATGGAGCAAGTGGGGAGCGAGTTGCAGATGAAGCATAATAATGTATTAAAGATGCGATTTACAAGCACGGGGAGTATAATTGCAACAGAAGAGATAACAGCGTTTGCATAAAATTTAAAAAAATATAACTATAAAGCTATGAAAAAATTAATTATTTGGTTGGCAAAGATTTTTAACGTAAATTTAACGGTCGAAAAGATTATTTATCAGGACAAGATTGTAGAAATTGAGAAACAGGTTGCTCTTGGGGGAGTGATTGAGGGTGATGTTATTGTAAAAGGTGATTTAGTCGTTAAAGGTTATCTATGTGTAGATGGGGAAGTTTCATGTTATAAAATTAAGGAGGGTTAAATTATGGCGTTACCAAATACAAATATAAGTACAAGTTTAGTTAAAACCGCAATCGGAGCGGGGAGCAATGACGTTGGAGCATTATGCACCCACCCGAATGTGAATGAATTTGGGTTTAATACGCCAGATGAAACACAGATGAATAAATATTGGGGAAAGACTGTTCAGGAGAGAATTGAACAGGGAAATGGGTATTTAACACCGGGGGCAATAGGCTATCCGATTGGTGTGTTTAGGGGGTACGACCACAATTGGCTTACATTCAAAGCAAACAATTTTGGCGAGAAATCACCCGACAGCAATGATTATTACAAGCCTCTCATAATACAGTTTCCAATTCAGTTTGCGAAAGCATCTATGAGCAATATGCCGTTCGTGCCTGTTGGACATACGTTTAGCGTTTACTTCAACAGGGTGAATAACTTCACCTCGGGGAATGGTACGTTGATGCCTGAATACACTAACGTAACGGGGGCATACCCATATATGGAAATAAATGTGAGCATTTTCAATCCACCCGATGGAGGTGCGGCATTGGCAGAAAACAGCACATTTTATTTGAAAGTCGTGCACAATTCATCACCTGAACGGAGATGGTTCATCAGCGGTGAAACGCATCAAACGGCATCCACAGGGGGTGATTATTATGTGTTCCAAGTAACAGTGCCGAATGACCCGTACACGTATGTAATTAATCTCGGAACATATACTGGTATATTCGTTGAATACAACATGACTTACATATATAGTGTCAATGTGAACATTAATGCAGATTTAAGGGTTGACACGCAAGTTCCTGTTGAGGTTCAGATAAGCAAGTCAAGTGACTTCTCCGTTACAGTATTCACCCAAACTGGAACTATCTCGTGCCTGAAAAACACGACCAGTCCCGGTACAGCCGTCCCGTCAGGAAGCGGTCTGTTTTCATTTCCAACTGCACACCAATCATTTATTGTTGGTGATACTGTGTATTATAGAATAAAAATAAACAATGGCAATTATTCAACCGTACAGACTGGGACTGTGGTAGATACACCGCCATTTGACTAATATTATATAAGAAAGATGTTGGACGTGCCTTGCTGAAAGGGAATGATAAGATACAGAAACAATAAATTATACAATATAACTATGACAACAGAATTATTCAAGAAAACAGAAGAAACGACTATGGAAAATGGCGTTGAGACAAAGAAAGTAACACAACTGGAAACTATCATCAAGGATGATAACGGCAATGAAATAGGCAGACTTCACGTGAACCAGTGGGGCGGGAACTTCAGTCTGAATACGGGGAAACTCGATGTACAGACGGTTAGTGACGGAATTATCAACATTTTAAATCCAACAGTATAATGACAACTAAGAGAATTAAAGAGACGGCTGGAGTCGTAACGAGAAACGAGATAATATCCCTCTTCGCACTCCTCAGGGAAGCGAAGAACGGTAACCTGTCGAAACCTGCACTTGTGAAGTATGTGATGCTGCGGGTGAAACTGAAGGGATTATATGACGAATATGAAAAAGTACGTCAGGAGATCAGCGAACAGACGAAGCCTGAAGGATGGAAAGAAGGAGATTCTCCTGATGAATGGAACGAATCCTTCCGGCCAGTGATGGAGGCTTGGCTGAATGAGCCTGCCGAAATCGAAACGAAGATATTCACGGAAGAGGATTGTGCGGACTTTATAATGAGCAATCCGGATCAGCCGGGGACGTTTGTGGATGTGGTGATGGAGTATTTGAAATCGTAGGTTATGAGCGTATTACTCCACATATCTATTTCTGTTTTTGTTGCGTACTTGATAGGCATAATCATTTACAAAGGCATTCCCAACTCAATTTCAGAAAGTTACTACCTAATAGGCGAGGACAAACTGGAGTCCTCCCTATTTACGTGGTTTTGCTGGATTGTGACGATTACGTTACTCCCATTCTGGTTGGATAATGGCGGGGGTATTCTGGCATTCGCGGCGTGCGCTGGTTTATCTTTTGTCGGAGCCGCACCGCTTTTCAAGTCGCACGAAAAAACGATACATTTTGCATCGGCAGTTGTGTGTTTTGTCGCGGCTTATCTGTGGCTGTTCATCAATTTCAGGACAATATTCTTCATTTCTATGGCAGTTTTAGGCTTATTTTTATTTGTCAAAAAACGAACATTCTGGTGGGAGATAACGGCATTTACGACAATCTATATTTCAATGATATGAAACTATACATAAGGTTTGGAAGTCTGGCGAAGTTTCAGGACATGTACGATTCGAGCGAATACCTTCAATTGGTGCTTTCGCAGACAAGATCGAACATCTATTTTATCGAGACGGACGACACGAAGGAGATAGAAAGGCTGCTGAAAGGCAGGAATATTAAATTTGATATAGCGACAAATGATTAACAAGGCACTCATGAACATAAACAGCGCTTTCAACACGATGCTGGGGTGGTTTATTGCGCTGGCAACAGCGTTGATCACATTCATATCACCCGAAAAAACAAGTTTCATAGTGGTTGGACTGGCAATACTGGCTGACCTTTTCTGGGGCGTTGCGGCTGCAATAAAGCTAAAGAAGTTCTTTCTTTCAACCGCTTTGAGAGACACGGTTAAAAAGATGGGGATATACTCCTTTGCGCTATTGGGTGCGATGGCTATTGAGACGATAGCTCACGCCGAAGGCACATTCATAGCTGTAAGGACAATAGCCATTTTCGCCGCCGTATGCGAGTTCTGGTCGATGAGTGCGTCAATGCTGATCATATATCCGAATATGCCATTTTTGAGAATATTCAGAACACAGTTGAAGGGCGAGATCGAATCAAAGCTAAGCAAGAATATTGGCATAGATGAAATATTTAAGGAGGACGAATGAATTTCGAGGAATACATAAAAGAGAACAGGGAAGAGTTTACCGAAAAGGTGAACAACATTTCCAATGAGTTGGGAATAGAAGCAAACTGGCTCATGTTCGTCATGTGGTTTGAATCTAAACTAAACCCGCAGGCGGTAAATCCGATAAGTTCTGCTGTCGGGTTAATACAATTTATGCCATCCACGGCCCGCTCTTTAGGTACTAATACAGACGTTTTAAAGCGCATGAACAACGTTCAGCAGTTGGACTACGTGCTGGCTTATTTAAGGCCGTACAAGGGGAAGATGAAACGCTGGATAGACGTATATCTGGCCGTCTTCTACCCAAAGGCAATGGGCAAGCCTGATTTTGTGATTACGTCGGATATAGTCGCAAGACAGAACGGGGTGTTTGACCTAAACAGGGATTTGGACATTACGGTAAAGGAGATCGAAACGGCATTAAGAAACAGCATGCCGGAACAATATAAAAAATATTATCCATGAAGCTAAAAACTAAGCGTAAAATCTGGGCAGCTATCCTCACTTTAGGGTT